CAACTTCAATACACGCTTCGCAAGGTGTAATTGCAGATGTAGGTATGACAGCACCTACTTTTAATGGTAATTTATCTGGCAACGCTAACACAGCCGGTAAAGCTGCAACAGCAGCTGTTGGACCTGCCGCTGGAAGTGCACAATCATCAGTAACTTTTACTGAAGCAACAAACAAAACAACTCAGCAGCCTACACAATCTTTAATGAATAGTGCACTTGAAAATTCTACAGTTGCAATTAAAAGAGTATCAATAGATGAAGACAATGCATTATTTAACAAGTTAAATAGACTTGAGCACTATGGCGGCGTATCAACAACAGATTTAAATACCATGCAAGTAAGATCAAAATTAAGAGATCCGAATAATGCAAGAAATGAAACATTCATTGGTGCATGTATAACTGATGGTGTTCTATCACCTCATGTTTCAAGAATGACACCAGCTGCTACCGGTAGAACAGTTGGTAAAGATAAAATAGCAGTAAGAGGTGGCGTGCCTCTTGGAAGATCCAGAAATCCAGCAAAGTTATATAAGTCAGATAAAATTACAAACGTAAAAACTGATTATTATGTAGCACCAACTTTTAATCCAGTCAATCAAGTTGCAGCAGGATTACCTATAACAATGAGAACAAAACTCGCACCGGGTATAACAATGGCCAAGTTTGTTGCACCTCATGGTGATCCTGTTACTTTAACTCATATTTTAGATGATGAAGAAAGATTAAGACTTGCTAAACAATACATGTTACATACTGGAGTTTTACAATTAGTAAATTCTTCAGATGCACCTGTACAATTTAAAAATTTTAGATTAGTACCTGTTGAAGGTTTATATAGAGCAGAATCTGGTGAGAATCTAGATGTTAGCGACGGTATAAACTTTTTGATGTCAAGAGGCAGAACAGTTGTATATGAGCTAATTGATAACAAAGGTAATTTGGCAGTTGAAAAAACTTTTGATTTAGCGGTATTCTTCAAAGATAATTTAAATTATGAAAAGATGTTTTTAGATTATGATAATTTTAATCCTGATGATTCTTTAAACGTTCAATTAATAATTACTATGCCTGAGATTATTCCTCCTTATCAAGTTACTTATAAAAATGAATTTGAAACAAGATATAATAACATAACTCAAGCAACTAGCGAATTAATAGAAGTACTTAGAACAGATGAAGAATCTAAAGAACTTGTATAAATAGGATAAAGGGATAATATGCCGACAAGAGCTTTTGCATTAGAAGATGGGAATATAGGTTCTCAACAAGTTATAACTTCGAAAAGTGTATTTTCGAAAGATATTGACTTAACCTTTAAAAAGAAAGCATCAGGTGATATTTTCAAAAAAGAACATGCAGCTGCTGTTAAACAAGCAGTAAGAAATATTTTGTTAACAAACTTTTCAGAAAAACCATTTTTACCTCGATACGGAGGTAATTTAAATCAATTCTTATTTTCATTAAATACTGATTTTAATGATGAAGAAGTTAAAGATAGAATAACACAAACTATTGAAATATTTGAACCAAGAGCCGTTGTATTAAATGTTGCAACAAATTTAAATGACGCCTCACATGAAGTTAAAGTGACAGTTACATTTAGAGTTGTTAACAGTAATGAAACAGTAACTACTGAACTAAATCTAACGAGGTTAAGGTAATGGCAACAACAATAAAATCAACTCAATTAGACTTTGATACAATAAAAGGTAGACTTAAAGATTTTTTGAAACAACAATCAGAGTTTCAAGATTATGATTTTGAAGCATCAGGTCTTAGTAATATTTTAGACGTGTTGGCATATAACACGCATTTCAATGGTTTGACTGCTAACTTTGCTTTGAACGAGTCTTTCATTAATAGTGCACAACTTCGAAGTTCTGTAGTTGCGTTAGCTGAAGGACTTGGTTATGTTCCTCGTTCATTTACTTCTTCTCAAGCTGGCTTAAATTTATCTATATTAGTAACTGGTAGTAATAGACCAACAAGCGTAATTTTACCACGTGGAACTACATTTACAACCTCGGTTGATGACGTTACCTACACATTTCAAACTAGAGAAAACTTTGTAGGAACAGATGACGGTAATGGTTCTTATCAATTTTTAAATACAGATGATGGAACTTCAATACCTGTGTTTGAAGGTACTGAAAAAACTAAAACTTTTTTTGTTGGTGATACTACTGATACTCAAATATATGTAATACCTGATATTACAATGGACATAAGCACTATAAGAGTTAGAGTATTTCCAACAGCTTCTTCAACAACGTTTGATACTTACAATAATATAACAGATGCAATAAGAATAACAGATGATTCAACACTTTATCAAATTAAAGAAACACCAAATGGTTTCTATGAAATAGTATTTGGTGATGGTGTAGCTACAGGAAAAACGCCTGTGGCAGGAAATAAAATAATAATAGATTACCTATCTACTTCTGGTACAGCTGCAAATGGAGCTACGTCTTTTCAAACAGATTCAACTATTACAGTAAATGGTGTACAATTTAACGTTACGGTAATAACTGAAGCATCATCTGCTGGTGGAGCATTAAAAGAAAGTATTGAATCAATCAGACAAAATGCTCCTATAGCGTTTTCTTCTCAAAGAAGATTAGTGACTGCTGAAGATTATAAAGCACTAATACAAACAAAGTTTGGAGCTTTTATAGATGATGTTACTTCATTTGGTGGTAATGATAACGTTCCAAGAATATATGGAAAAGTTTTTGTAGGTTTAAAATTTAAAGACAATATAAGTACAGACACTCAACAAAACGTTAAAGATAGAATTAAAACTGAACTAACAGATAATTTAGCGATAATGTCAATAGACACGGAGTTTGTTGAACCTATAACATCAAATCTAGTTTTAAACACTACTTTTAATTTAGATCCTGATTTAACAAGTTCAACACCACAAGCTGTACAGTCACAAGTTCAAAACACAATTAATAATTTTTTTACAACAAATTTAAAAAAGTTTAATAAAGTATTTAGAAGATCAAATATATTAACTTTAATTGATGCTTTAGACCCAGCAATATTAAACTCAAAGATGGATGTTCAATTAAGACAAGGATTCGTGCCGACAGTAAATGTATCTTTAGGTTATAGTATAATATTTCCAGTAATAATAGCAGAACCTAGTGCAACTGATTACATAGTTAGAAGTACAAATTTTACTTTTAACAATCAAACATGTTTTTTACGTAACTTGTTAAGTTCAAACAAATTACAAATAATATCAGTTGATGGTTCAGTTGAAGTTGACAATATAGGTAATTTTAACACACAAACTGGAACTATAACTTTAGAAGGGTTTAAACCTACTGGTTTTGATGGTAATCAAATAAACATAAACATAACACCTGCAAATCAAAATACGGTAAGACCTTTAAGAAATTATATTTTAGACATTGACGCTGCACTTTCAACATCAACAGCCGTACTTGATTTTCAAAATACACAGGTAACATTGTAATGGCAATTGACTATCAAAGTAAAAGAAGATTTAAAAATTTTCAGGTAAGAAAAGTAAGAGAATCGTTACCTGAATATTTTACAAGTGAGTTTCCAACACTTGTTACTTTTTTAGAAAAATATTATGATTTTTTAGATTCTGCAGATGCTAATCATTCTTTTGGTGACGATTTAAAACAAGTATTTGCCACTAAAGATATTGGTGAAATGCCACAAGAACTACTTAATAATTACGTAAATGAACTTGCAGCAAACTTAGAAACAGGTGGTAACTTTAGTGATACAAGATTTGCACTTAGAAGATTAGCACAATTTTTACGATTAAAAGGTTCAAGATTTTCTGCAGAAGAATTTTTTAGATTATTTTTTCAAAATAAAGCAGAGGTTGTATATGGTAAAGAATCTATATTTAACATAGGTGATTCAGCAAGCACAATAGGGACAGAATCTTTAAAGTTTATACAAAACAATGCTTTATTTCAAACGTTTGGTTTACAGTTAAAGGTACCAATTGATGTAAGTAAATGGAATGAGTTATATAAAAAGTTCGTTCATCCTGCAGGTTTTTATTATGAAGGTCAGGTTGTTTCTGATACTGAAGCTTCATTATCGTTAACAGCACCTCTTTCAATACCTTTGGATTCTGCAGCAACTGCTGGTCCTTCGCTATCTGCAGAAGCATTTGTACCATTTAGTATTCCTTTCGTACAAGAAACTATATTATTAGATTCAGATGGAACAAACATAAGAGTAGGATTAAATCAATTAGTTAGTGTTTATCAAAACTTGACTACAACAGAATTGGAAAAGTTTTATTCATCAATTGATGAATTGATAGGAGTAAATTCATTTACATTTGATGATAGTGATATTAGAGATAGTGCAGGTACTGCAACTCCGGACTTCTCATTATCAACTGAAACAATGGATAACGATATGTTCACAAGATACTTAAGTGACTCGGCTTTCTAGTATAAATAGACTTATTAGGATTAAAAAATGACAAGACAAAATATTAACATAGGCTCGGCAGCAAACGACGGTACAGGTGACACGTTACGTTCTGCTGGTACAAAGATAAATCAAAACTTTCAAGAAATTTATACGCAACTTGGAGGCGATAGTAGTACTTTAAGTAATAAAGTTACTTTAGTTGATTCTGCAGTTGTATTTGAAGGTGTTACAGCAGACTCACATGAAACGAAATTGATAGCTACAGATCCAACTGCTGATAGAGTTATATCACTACCTGATGCTACAGGAGCAGTTGTTCTTGATGTTGCTACACAGACACTTACTAATAAGACGCTAACCACACCAGTTATAGCTTCTATATCAAATAGTGGAACAATGACGGTGCCAACAGGTGGTGGCACTTTAGCAACAATAGGTGGTACACAAACACTTACAAATAAAACGTTAACGTCACCAATATTAAATACAGCAAAAATTGGAACATCTTTAAACGATGTGAATGGAAACGAACTTATAAAAGTAACTGCAACTGGTAGTGCAGTAAACGAATTAACGATAGCAAATGGTGCATCAACAACTGGGCCTACTTTATCAGCCACAGGCGGTGGTGCAAATCTTAATATAATAATGACACCAAAGGGTACAGGTTCTGTTGAGTTAAATAAAGCAGCTTTTAGTTCTTCTACTATAACTGCAAACGGTGCGGCAAGTACAGCAGCTACTTTAATAATAGGTAATAAAGGTTCTCAACTTGATGTATCATTAGCTGATGGTACAACTGTAGGCGAATACAAGATTTTTACAAATAAAGGTGCAGGTGCATTACATGTTACACCAGCTAACTTTTCAGCAGGTACTAAATTTGAACTAGCACAGAATGAAGGTGCTACTTGTATATGGGACGGATCAAACTGGTTCTTAGTCGGCAACCAAAGTGTAACAACGGTATCATAAGGAATAGAATATGTCAGCAATAATTACAGACCCGTTTAAAAAACAACTTACGCAGACAGTCTTTGATGAATCTAGACTTGATTCTGCAAGATATTATATTGGAATTGGAAAGTCTGAACCATACGATAGTTCAGAAACGGTACCAACACCTACTGACACCCCTCGTACTATACGAAATATTAGAGCAGGAATGCAGTCAATTAAGTCAGCAAGTGATTTGAGTTATGTTATTCCAAGGTATAACTGGTCATCAGGTGCATTTTATAATGGTTATGATGATGATTTTGCTAGCATACCGGCAACTAATAGTTACTATGTGTTAACAGAAGACAATCAAGTTTATATATGTTTACAACAAGGTAGGACTGCGACTGGAGCGGCAAACACATCAACAGTAAAACCAACTGGTACAGGAACTAAACCAATAAAAACAGCAGACGGATATGTTTGGAAATATTTATTTTCATTAAGTGCTACTAGGTCAAGTAAGTTTTTATCATCAAACTTTGTACCAGTCGAAAAAATACTAGATTCATCAGAACTTGGTAGACCATTAGCTGGATTTGAATTATTGCAAGACGCAGTACAAAATGCAGCTGTCCCAGGACAAGTACTAGGAGTTGCCGTAACTTCAGGTGGTAGCGGTTATACTTCTACACCAACAGTAACTATAAGCGGAGACGGTGTAAGAGCAAATGCTACAGCTACAGTATCCGGTGGAGTTGTAAGTAAGATTGAAATGGATTCAAGTACAGATAGTACAATGGCGATGGGCCAAGGTTTTAATTTTGCTAGTGTATCAATATCTGGTGGCGGTGGTACTGGCGCGACTGCTAGAGCAATACTAGGACCTGATGCAGGCATTGGTGCTGACGTTAGAGACGAACTAAAATCAACTTCATTAATGTTTAACACTAAACCTAACGGCATTGAAGACAGTAACTTTATCGTAGGACAGGATTTTAGACAAGTCGTACTTATAAGAAACCCAAGGCATTCATCAGATAGTGCAGCAGATGGACCACCTTTTA